GGCGATCGGGAGCGGCGACGGGATGGAGAGGGGGCTTTCCGCAGACCCGTCACCCGAGAGCGGAGACGCCACCTCGGGCACGGGCACGGGCAGGAGTTGCTTCCGGACGAGCTGCCCCAGCAGCTGCAGCGCTGTCGGGCTCGTCAAGCTGGTTAGTCGGTTCGCCATGGTGGTCCTCTCCCGTGCGCGGTCGCGCGCTGCAGGTCGTCGCTCGTCTCGTCAGGGGGCCGCCGTCTTCGGGCAGAGCTTCACCTTCGTCCCGGCGCTGGTCGCGTACCAGTAGACGACGACGTCTCCGTTGCCCGCCCCGGCGTCCACCGGTTCGCGGAAGGCCTCGAAGCTCTGCTGCCCATCCTTGATGCCGGGGATCGCGAAGCATGGGTCTCCGGCGTCCGTTGGCTTCACGATGCGCGAGTAACTCCAGCACCCGATCCAGTCGCGGCTGCCGTCGGCCCGCACCTCGAGGACGTAGTGCTGGTCCGCGACGAGGGTCAGCGAGTAGACGCCCCCGTCCGCCGCGCCGTTGGCGGGCAGGGTCACCGCCTGGCACTGGTCTCCGCCGGCCGCTGGCTTCTCCGCCGAGCTGGTCTTCAGCCGCTTTCCGTCCGCGCCCACCTTCGCAGGGAGGCCGTTGCTCCCCTCGGCGTAGACGCTCACGCCGCCGGCGCTCTGGGCCTCCACCGGTCGCGGAACCAGGAAGTAGGCCAGGGCGCCCACCACGGTCACGACAGCCGCCACCACCTGCATCGTCTTCTTCATCGCGTGCTCCTCGCCCAAGCCCGGGCGTCTGTGGGTTGCCGCACCGCCGGTGTTACGATTGGCGCAGGCCATTCGCCCCGGAGGAATCCATGCGTCGCGCTGTCCTTGCTCTTGCTGTCCTGCTCGCTGCCTGCGGAGGCGCGGAGGGTCCCGACGTCGCCGACGCGGGCGGTCTCCCGGGCCCGGACGCCACGACTGGCAAGACGACTCGCGACCTCTACCAGTCGGGGACCAGGCTCAAGGCCCGCATGCTCGTCACCGCCGACGGAGCGAAGGCCTTCAATGGCTGGCGCGACACCGTGCGCAACGAGAACTGCTTCTTCGGAGATGCGACTGACGGGAAGACCCGGTGCCTCCCCGACTGCCTCGCAGCCACCACCGGCGACTACTACCTGACCGACACCTGCACCGGGACTCCGCTCGCGATGAGCCAGACCGTGCACTCCCCTCCGAAGTGCATCCGCACCAGGAACGAGCTGGGGCGCTCGCCCGTCTTCTACACGTGGACGACCCCCATCCCTGGCGCGATCTTCGTGAAGACCGGCCCGCAAGGTCCGTGCGTTCGCGCTGTCGACTCCCAGGTACAAGGCAGCTCCTTCTTCTCCCTCGGTGCGATGAACGACCCGACCGCCTTCGTGGAAGCGGTCGAGCAGCTCGAGTAGCTAGGCGAGGTCTCCGTGGACGACCAGGTCGAGCAGGAACGACCAGGTCGAGATGTCGAGGACCACCCCGGCCTCGTCCCTGAACTGGACCTTGAAGCTCGTGGTGGTCTTGCTGGTGACGAACGGGTAACCCCAGTCGGTGGACGCCCCGGCGGTGAGTTCGCCCTTCGACGATGGGATGACCGCGTACTTGTCGTTCGCCATCGCCTTCGAGAGCGTGACGACCAGCTCCTTGGTACCGTTGAACGCCAGCGAGGCGATGCCCAGGTGGTCGTTCAGGTAGGCGCCCGAACCGGTCGCGTAGATGTTCGCCCACGCCGCCGCGGCCCCGACCATCGCGTCGCGAAGCTGGGTGTTCGTCCCCTTGGCGAGCGTCACCCCGCGGGCCGCGAGCAGGTTGCAGATCTCCTCCTGCACCGCGTTCAGCCACGCCGCGTCGACCTTCGTCCCGAGAATCCCGAGGGACTGGTCTCCGTCGCTGAACTGGTTCGCCACGTGGCCGTCGGCGTCGATTCGGTGCATGGGCTACTCCTGGTAGACGAACAGCGCGCGCGTGTGCGCCGGCTTGAGGCGGTTGATCTCGGTCTCCAGCTCCGGGATGGTCCACGAGCGGAGGCGGTCGGGCGCCCGAGAGGCCCCCGCTCGGAACTCCTGCGCCAGCAAGGGGAACGGTGCCGTGCTCGCGCCCAGGTCCACCGTCATCGTCCAGACGTAGTCGTCGGTGACTGTGACCGTTGCGACGAACCCGAGGGCGAGCGCGACGGCGATGTAGTAGGCCGCGGTCTGCCCGCCCGTCGCGATCAGCTTCGCGGTGATGGCCAGGCGCCGGCCGGCGTCGGTGGAACCCTCGGCAGGAACCACGCCGAGCACCTTCTCCCAGTCCTCGAGCGTCTCGTCGGCGGTCCTCGGGTCCCACTCGCGCAGCAGTTGCGCGGCGCGCCCGTCCACCCGGGCGAGCTCGTCCGAGATGGCGAGCAGCAGCTTCGGCAGCTCGGCCCCCGCGTCGAGGACCCAGACCCGGCCTCGCGGCAGGAGCAGCTTCAGCTGGCGGCAGTAGGCGGTGGCGTCCATGGGATCAGGTGAAGGTCGGCGCTGCGTAGGTCGCGATCTGGCCGGTGGTGTGCGTCACGTCGGAAGTCGGAGAGGCGATGGTGAAGTCGGTGACTCCGTCGGCCGTCCCGACCGTGACCTCGAGCTGGGAGAGCGGAATCTGGCCGCCAGGGCTCGCGACCCGCCTGATGTAGTCCTCCAGCGCGACGGACACGGCCTCGCGGACAGCTGCGGTGTTGGGGCTCACGTGAAGGGTGAGCGACAGGGGGACGGCGGCCGGTGCCTCCACGGTGACGTCCGCCGTCACGGGCGCCACGCCGTCGATGTGGTCCTGGACGTCCTGCACCTCCTGGGCGCCCGGGATGGGGTCGTCGTCGTCGTCGCGCATGAACCTCACGACCACCGTTCCGGGCCCCTCCTCGAGCGGGTAGCACCAGGCCCTCGTGACGCCGGCGACCTCCTTGGCCCAGGCGACGTAGTCCTGGGCGTTGCCGCCGTGGGGCGGAGCCTGCATGCGCTCGATGACCCGGGCCCGGAAGGCCTCGATGGTCTCCTCGTCGGTGCCTGCGCTCAGGTCCCCGGCCGCCACGGTGACGGCCGAGTCCGCGCCTGCGATCGGCGACTCGCACGAGAGCACGACCCCCTCGAGGCAGTTGCCGGCCTCGCCCGCGGTGGTCGCCACCACGGCGATGGTCGCCTCTCCGGTCGCGATGGTCCCGTCGGCCTGCGTCTCGTACTCCAGGCCGTCAGCTCGCACGACGACCGTCCCGGCTGGGATCACCGTTCCGTTCGTCCCCGTGAAGACCACGCTGCCGGCCGAGAACGTGGCCGCGGTGCGCGCCAGACCGAACAGGGCGCCCCACCGGATGAGGTACTCGCCCTCCGCCTGGTCGGGGAAGATCTGCTTCGCGAGGAAGTCCAGGTGTCCGTGGAGCATGTGCGAGGCGCCGGCGATGACCCGCGACAGCACGCCCACCATGCTCCTGCGCAGGATGGGCGCGGAGAGTTGGAGGCGCGAGACGAAGTCCTGCTGGACTCGCTCCACGATCTGGGTCAGCAGCGGACGGACGAAGGCCATGGATCAGCTCTCCTCTGCGCGCCAGGCGCCTGCGAACCGGAACCGAGTGGGCTCCTTCTGCGCGGGCTTGAAGACGTCGACGGTCAGACCCAGCACTCCGGGGGACGGGACCGACGCCAGCACCTCGACTCGGTCGGCGACGTGGTCGTCGACCATCCAGCGCAGCGCCTCGCCCGCGTACTGCTCGGCACGCGAGAGCACGTCCGGCTGGTCCTTCATCCGGCCGAGCAGCCACAGCCGGCTGCCGATTCGGTCGCCCGGAACATCCGCGAGCTCGTCGGCCCACCAGCCGCGCCGGTCGACCTGGTCGTCGGGGAGGACGTCTCCGTCCTCGGCGCGCCGGTCGGTGAAGAGCGAGAGCGCGACAGCGGTCTGGAGACCGTCCTCGGACACGAGGTCGTTCAGCTCGACCGCGACGTCCGCGCCGAGCGCCGCCGGGGACCACACCAGCTTCATGTCGCCGGTCGCGCTCATGCCTTCACGTGCTCCGCGCCGGAGGTGACCTTCCCGGCGAGCGTGGCGGCCTGGCCAGCCAGAGCCGTTCCGCCCGCGGTGAGGAGGTTGATGGTCCCGATGGTCACCGGCGCCCCGCCGCCCTCTGGCGTCCAGAGGAACGTGATGGCAGTCGGACCAGTTCCCGGCGGAGTCTGGACGGCTAGCATCGAGAGCGATCCGGTGCCGGTGGAGTCGCCCACTCGCGCGACCTTCGCCGACCCCTCGGCCAGCACCACGTCGGACCCGCTCTTCGGGGTCGCTGCCAGCGTCCCGTCCGCCTTGAGGTGGACGCGCGCGCCGTCCTTGTGGAACACGGCCACCTCGCCGGGCTCCAGGTCCCGGAGACGGTGCCGCCGGTCGTCCACCGCCACGACCAGGCAGTGGTCCCGGTGCCCGCCCACCGACAGCACCACCGCCTCAGCGCCCTCGAGGGGGACCGAGGTGAAGCCGTAGTTCTGGAACCGCTCGACCGCGTCTCGCGTCTCTCCGTCGAGGATGCCGAGCTGCGCGAGCTGCACCCGCTTCGAGTCGTCCAGGCGCTTCACCACCGCGCGGGCGACCACGTCGAGGATGCGTCGGTTCAGCGGCTGCAGGAGCCGAGCGAACTGGGCCAGGGCGCGGTTCATCGGACACCTCGCGCGATCTCTGCCCACGGCGCGACGCCAGACGGGACGCGCACCGGCTCGGGCGTGAAGGCGTCTGGCCTCCGGAGCGCCAGGGTCGTCTTGCTCCCGCCGTCGTCCAGGCTGAACGCCGTCTCGGCGATGAGCATGTCGGCGTCGATCCCAAGCCGTGGGCTCTTCACGTGCACCAGCGCGTTCAGCGGCCAGAGCGCCCCGTCGCGCTGCTCCCATCCCTGGACCACGACGGAGACCGTCTGCGAGCGCGCGGCGCGCACCGTCGCCTCCCAGGTGGCCCGGCGCTTCGCCTGGGCGGAAGTCGCCACCGCCTCGGCGCGCAGGACCAGCGCCCGCTCGAGGCGCCGCACCCCGGCGTCGATGGCCGTGCCCTTGGGAGCCGCGGCATCACCCCCGAAGAAGTCGTCGGTTCCGGCTACCTGCCCGACCACCCGGTACGCCGAGAAGCGCGCGGTCCCGTCGTAGTCGGCCGAGGCCTCGAGGATGTTCTCCCCCTCGACCAGGTCGTCGGTGGCGCGTGCAGCCCCGACCCGGGAGAGGACGATCCCGCCGTCGCCGTCCGAGACCGGAAGCACCGCGGCCAGACGACAGGCCCGCTCGAGCGCGTCGAAGGCGCTCTCGCCAACGTCGATGGAGAGACGGGACACGGGCGCCGGCTCGGCGAGTCCGTCCTGCATCCGGACTCGGAGGCCGAAGGGGTCGCAGAGCTTCCGCGCGAGCTTCAGCACGCTCGCGTTCGCGAACTCCAGCTGTCCGATGTCGGCACTGCAGTCGACGAGCGCACCGGCCTGATCGCGTCCAGCGACCCGGAGCGAGTGCGAGTCCGGGCCGTAGGCGATGCTTCGACGGTCCACGTACCCGGTGACGAGACGCTCGTCGCCGAGGAGGACCGTGCACTCGTCCTCCTCGATGATGGGCCAGGGCTCGCCAGCGTCGGCCCACCTGTCGAAGACGGTCAGGTCGAACGACCGGCAGACGGACTCCAGGCTGCGCGTCACGCGCGCGGTCTTCCAGCCGCCGTACTCTCGGCCCGACACCTGGAGGCGCACGTCACGCATCGGAGAGCACCTCCAGCTCTACGCCCCCGATCACGAACCCCGGGTGCAGCACCGAGTTGCGCCGCACGACGTCAGCCTCGAGGGCGAGGTCCCCGTATAGGGTGTGCGTGAGCACGAGCGAGGGCACCGTCGTCGGCGGGGTGTAGCGGACCAGCCGAGGGAGGTCGGAGTCCGCTCCTGGCACCGACCGCACCAGGTCCGCCCGGAGCTGCTGCAGCTGCCCGAAGAGGTCGTCCGAGGCGAACTCGGCCTCCTCGTCGAGCGCCGCGGCGATGGCGTCCCGGGCCTCGACCGCCTCGTCGTAGCTGTCCCAGTCTGCCGTCGAGGCCAGCACGGAGGCCTGGACCACGCACGCGCACCTGGTCGCGAGCAGCAGCACGTCGAACACGGCCTGCTCGACCTCGCGAGTGGTCGTGCTCGCCGCCGGCCTCTCGCCCGCGGGGGAGAAGGACCGGGCCCGCAGCATCCCCCCGACGCCCTCCCGAGCAGGAAGCGACGGGACGTCGGCGAAGAGCGCGACCACCTCGTCGAGCAGCTCGGCGGGGCGAGCGGCGAGCAGCACGGCTCCGACTCGCATCGCGGCGACTCGGCGCTTCAAAGCCGCGGCTTCCTGCGTGACCGTGACCAGCGGCGCGAGCGCAGCCTCAAGGCCCACCGCCGCCGCATCCACGATGGTCGCCACGTTCGCGGCGCCGCTGGCAGGGAGGCCAGGGCTCTGAGCCCGCTCTGCGACCTGGCGCAGGGCGGCCAGCACCACCGCGGCGGTCGAGCGGAGCTTGGCTCCGCCGGCGGCGGTGGCCACCGGGGCAGCCGCCTCCTGCTCGGCCTCTCGGAAGGTGATGGAGAAGTACGAGATGCGGGTCTCGGTCGAACTCTCGCGCACCCGGAACCCGTCGACGCACGCTCGGCGGGTGCCGAAGCGAGGGTGCACGAGCTCGCCCGGACCCTTGGCTTCGAGCGCGGCAAGGAGCCGGTCGCGCTGCGCGTCGCAGTCGTCCCCCGTGACGTAGCCTTCGACCGGGAACTCTCGCCCGCGGCGGCCGAGGTCCTCGACGACGCCCGGCTCCCGCTGGGGGAACTCGTGCCGCACCGTCCGCCGGCCCCCGGAGAGCTCTCCGGAAGAGACGAGGAACGCGACGCCGCGGAAGGTGGCGCGGCTGCTCGGAGCGCCGGTCGCCATCAGGGCACCATCGAGTAGCCCAGGCCGAGGTCGAACTCGGCAGGGCCGGACGACTCACGCGAGACGCGCGAGCCCGGAGGGAGGTTGTTGATGTCGACCTGGACGCGCGTCTCGGAACGGCTCTCTGCGCCGGGCGCGGCGGCACCAGTCTCGGCACCGGTGGGGCCCCCGGTGATCCCGAGGTTCTTCCCCCACCAGCCGCCGGCGGTCTTCAGCCACGAGAGCGGGTTCACCGAGTTGCCGTAGTCGGCCAGCATCTCCTTCAGCGTGCCGAGCAGCCCGCCCGGCTTCGTGAAGTCGGTGAAGAGCCGCTTGAGGTTGTCCCACTCCTTGTAGATGGCGAAGCCCGCGGCGGCGATGCCCCCGGCCGCAGCGATGAACGGTGCAGCCGCAGCGAGCGCGGAGCCGAGCGCCGTCCCGATTCCGGCGATGGCCGGCCAGACGAGCATGGCGGCCCTGGTCACCACGGGGAGAACC